TACGGTCCCAATTGAATTTCCTGAGATGGTGGACCAGGTTCGTCTTTCACGAATTTTGGCCCTGGAGAATCAGAAGAATCAATATCTCGATGTTCAAGAGCTTTTAGCGTTTTATCGCCAACCAACGGCGTATGCTGAAGCTCAGATGGAGGTTGTTCAGGATGACAACGATGATATTGACATGGCATGGGCAGCGCGGGTTAGCCGAAGTGGAAAGCCAGCCTTTACACAGAAGCGAGCCCCAAATTATCATCGCCAGCAAAAGGCGATTGATGAGCGTAGGAAGAAAGAAGCAGCTGAGGCAGCTGCACAGGCAAAAGTTCAGCCTGTTGTTCCTACAAAGGTTGTTGTTACGGAGAAGGCAGTCCCAGTCAATAAGGGGAAAGGAATATTGACTTTGGGCCGTAACTTGACACCACCTCCTCCCGTTGTACCAAAGGGAGAGTCGCAGGTGGTTAAGCAGCAATTGTCCTATGCTGGTGCAACGAAAGGTCCCTGGGGGGATCGTTCGGTGTCAAATGGAGAGGCGTGCTTGCATTTTTGTAAGCAATTTGACACTATATATTTCCCGACTCCACGTTTGGGAAATACTGCACGGCGTCAGGAGGAAGCGCGGTTCATGTGCTCAATTTACCCTAAATTGATGAGCATGATCCTCATGAAGACAGATGGAATGTCTCCTCAGCGTCATTACGTTGCTAATGTAGTGCAAATCCTCGCCTGTATTAAGCAATTTCGACCGGAGGATTATGAGGAGTTAAATCGTGGTTTGCCGAAAGACTGGAATACGAAGGTTCCGACAAAAAGAATTACTTCTACTTGTGATTCTGTTCGTAGAGCTTTCGCGACCGTTAGTAAAACAACGTTTACTGATGGTTCCTCTGAAGAGGATGAGGAAACCACGGCCCCTAGTGATGAAGAGGGGTTTGCCACTGCTGTTGCTGAAGTTGAAGAGGTTGAGACTGTGGTCTTTCATGATCGCGTGGAGTCTCAATCTGGTATTGCAGATGTGAAACCCGAAGAAGAGAAGAAGCATGTCACCATTGATGTTGAGGATTTTGATGATTTTGGTGACGACTCTTTGAAGTTGGGGTTTCATGAGCCCGATATTGCCTATCGGGAGGTTGTGGAGACTGACGCTGAAGGGAATCAGGTGAAGCGTGTGCGTCAGTATATCAATGGAAAGTCAAGATTGGACTGGTTGCGTGAGTGGGCAGCTCAGGATAAGTTTCATCTTATCTCCCACTCGAAGAGAATCTTGTCTGTTTTGGCTCTTCCCCGTAAAATGGCTCAATTGGCTATCCGCTTTTTCGACAAAGTGAGATCGGCCTTATTTTATGGGTTGAAGATGGATGTTGTGTATGAGAAGCTTGGTGATTCAGTTTACTGGATTAAGGAAAAGGCTGTTGCGTTTCAATGTCGCTTCCCGCACATTGAGAGGGCCATCTCGTACATAGTGAAGATCGCAGGAGTGCTTGCTGCAGCTTTTGGGCTTTATAAGCTAGCAAGTTACTTCATGGGCGAGAAAGTTGAACCGGTCCCTGAAGGCAAGGAAGAGGAGGATACGGTTGTTGCGGATGGAGCACATCGTAAGTATTCCCGTGGCAAGGGTCGTTATGGGGATGCTGATGAACTTGGTGGAGGAAAACGTGGCAAATCTCGACGCCATGTTTCTAACTCCACAAAGTATCATCGCAGATTACATGCTTCTGCTGATGGTGCGCAAAGTCCTGATGAAGTTCTGGTGAGAAAGCAGGAAGAACTTTATGAAGCAATTGGTGATGATGATGATGCTTTGCAGGATCATCACCAACAAATCTTTTCATCTTCGCAAAT